CAGAACTGGTGGTCAGATATGGTCACCATGGATGAGTCCTTTATTGAAGAGTGGCTTGAATCGCCTCAGACTTCCCTCTATTACTCCCTTCAAGTGATGGGCGACGTACAGGATAAGTCAAGCGCATATGCAGCTTTGGATGAAACTGAGGTCAACGATTACTTGGAGGGTCTTCTTAAAGAACCTCAATGTGATTGTCAAGAATGAACCCTTATCAAAAACTAATGGCGCGGAAGCGCAAGTGGACACCAGTACAAGTGAGTGCTGGTACATGCAAAGCAGGCGCGGAAGAAGCGATCTTCCGTGCTCTTGCATTGCGACATATGGAACTACCTGTGGGAGATTTTATTACTGATGCTTTATCCACTGAAGTACCAGAGGCATCGCGTGATCTCTTGCGATCTAATGTCACCGACGAAGAGAACCACGACCTGGCACTTGGTTACATCGCCTCTGCTTACGGCGTTGATGAGAAAGCTGAAGCTGAAGCGCTCAAACTCAAGGCTGCGTGGGAGGCACATCCTGATCACACGATCACCAAAGCGATGGTGGCCGAGCGTGCGATTTTCTTCGTTCTTCTACCATTCTTTAGGTTTAATGGTGACGCTGGTATGCGAACAGTAAGTGCAGACATCAGC